GCATTGCCTGTAATATCTGCTGTAGATGTTCTAATTCTTAAACCATCTGCTGTAACAGTTGCACTACCTGTAATATCTGCGTCACCTAATAATATACGTATACCATTTGCTGTGACTGTAGCGTTACCTGTAATACTACCTGAGCTTTCATAGATAGCATTGCCTATGCCTGTTAATAAAGCATATCCGGTAATAGCTCCACTAGATGATACGACTTTAGCACCGTTAGCTGTTACTGTAGCTTCACCTAATATACTTGCAGAGTCAAATGTAATTCTTGTAACATTGGCCTCTAAGTCTGCATTACCTGTAATACTTGCGCTACCTGTTAATACTATTGCAGCGTTAGCAGTAACAGTCGCGTTTCCTGTGATAGAACCACTATCAGTTCTAATGCGTGTAGCATCTGAAGTGACAGTAGCGTCACCTGTGATACTTGCATTACCTGATAATATTCTTACGCCATCTGCTGTTACAGTAGCAGTACCATTAATAGAGCCACTATCTGTTCTTATACGTATTGCGTCTGAAGTTACTGTCGCATTACCAGTAATACTTCCTTCACCTACTAATATTTTAATACCATCTGCAGTAACGCTTGCATTACCTATTATAGCACCACTATCTGTTCTAATTCTAATAGCATTTGTAGCTACTGTAGCATCACCTGATATTGCACCGGTAGCTAAATTAAAACATGCACCAGTTGTCCATACTGGATCATCTAGTGAGAATGGTAAGTTATCTAAACTTCCAAAATAGTCTAATTGATCTAGTGTCCATGGACCACATATTGTAGTGCCATTATTATAAAACGTGTTATCTAAACTATATGGTACATTTTCCAAGCTACCATAAACGTCTAGCTCTTCTAGCGTCATTGGTACTGGCATAATTTACCTTAAGCTAATGTTACAGATAAATTGCTTGTAGCAATTTTAAATATGTCACCTGTGTCAATAGTTTTAGATGTATCTAATGCTGTATGGTAAAGTAAGTTACCAGATGTAGAAGCATCATTAATACCGATCCAGCCAATAGTTCCCCATGAAGCTGTGGCTTGTGGGAATTCTACTGCTGCACTATTTGTTGACACGCCACCGGATGGTGCGCCAAATGTAACTGCTGTTCTAGCGTATGATCCACCTGATACTTCTGTACCACTACCTGCATCTGTAGGATCTGAAGTCCATAATGATACATACACAGTTGCTGGTGATGTATATGTTGTGTTTCTTAGAGTTGCATTGATAATTGCATTTTCTAAGTAGTTTGAAATTTCTGCCATTTTGTTTTCCTTATCGTGGTGTTACGTTTAATGAAGTATATGGGTATGTTTGGCCCAAGTCGCTTGTCTTAATGTTAGCAATTGCTCTATCGTATAAAGCTGACCATGTTTGAATACGACCATCATTCATCAAATATGGCTCTGCTTCTGCTAGAGTTGCGTATAATAAAGCGTCTGGGTAGTTAGCTAGATATAAGTTACTAGCTGTTGTTGTTGATATAAATGTAGGTTGAGCATAGTATAGAATTTGAACAGTTTGTGAACCATTTGGAACAGGAGCAAACTGAAATTCAGAGCCTAACATTGTAAAAAATACAGATATACCTGAAGTCGTTGTAAGACCGTCTTTAAAGAATAAGTCTGGACTTTGATAAGCTACACGAACTACAGGGTTACCTTGTATATGTATTTCTCTAACCTCTAACATATCTGAAGGTACTGCTACAGTTCCATCACCTGCAGTTATAGGTGCAGTAGCTACTTTTAGCATCTTTTCAGTTCTTAAGTCACGTGACATTCTTGTTTGTGCTAACTGAATGAAGTCAGGTATTTGTGAACTTAAGTCTGTTCTTGCTAAGTAGTTTTCTACTACTGTAACAAATGAACTATAATTTGTAAATGCCATCTAATTGTCCCTTTAATCTTTCCCAGCATTTGTCCATCTCATCTCTATGCCATTCAGCACTAGCCAATGAGCGTAACCATTCAGTTCTATCTGGGTATTTTAAGTTTTCTATATCTTGAATTTTGTTTGAAATAGGTATGGCCGGACTATGCTCTGATACAATGACCGGAATACCACGAATACTTGCTTCTACATCTGCAACACTACCAAAACTTACTACTACATGAGCATTTTTTACAGCTTGGTTAAAGTCACCTTCACCTTTTCGCTTAACTATGATCTTGCGTTCGGTATATTTGCGTATTTCTTCTACAGTTTTATCTAACCAGTCTGCAGTTTGGTAGATATAAGCTATTTTATCAGCAGGCGGTAGTATAACTACGTTTTCACCTGATCTATATTCTTTAACTTCAGGTATTTTTCTATCTGAAGTACGCCAGTCTGTACAATGATAGTTATTTACACAAAACCTAGCCCAGTCAAGATCAAAACTTCTATGAAAGTAACCATGGTCTATAAGAATATAGGGTATGTTTTGTTTTCTACACTCAATTTGTATCTTATCAGCACCACTTCCATTGCCAACAACCACAGGAATTGACTTACCGTCCCATTCTTTCTTTAAAACACCCTTGCAATGCTTTTGCAAGCGCATTAAAACCTTATCTCTGCGGTCTATACCACTCAGTATTAACTGCATCTAAAACCTGTTCTACGGTAATTTGTTTTGCTTTTAAAAGGCAATGTTTACATACGCCACTATAAGTCCCACATGGCTCTGAACCGTCATGTATATTTCTATGGGTATCATATCCTAAGTGCCTCGGTGAACTAAAACCTGTCCAAATAACTACAGATGGTATGCCTAAAGCTGCGGCTGCATGATGTAAGCCACCATCTGTCCCTACAAAAACACTAGCTTTGTTTAGTATAGCTAATGCTTCCCTGAATGTTTTTGTTTCTATCCAATTTGTGTATTTCTTAGCGCTAGAATTACCTACTTGTAACCATGGTAAGTCATGCTTAACTAACTGATCCCATTTATCCCATGCTTTATTGATAGTATGAATAAATGTACTTTTTACATTAGGCTCTATAAGTATAAATGGCTTATCAATTTGTTTATCAGCCCATGCTTTTTCTTTATCTGATAAGAATATTTCACCAAACTTGGGCCTATAGCCATCATTAAATATCATGTGGCCATCTTGTTCGCCTTTTAAATAAGGCCTGTGTTTAGGGTAATTATGAACCCATACGACATCTTTTTCTTCCGGAGATGCCATACGATAATTATTAGCAAATACTTGATCATCAAGATACATGCTAACACCATTACCAATTTTAACCTTTTTACCGGTAGCTTCGTTTGCTTCTTTGACCTCTGCTGAGGCCATGATCCAGTCACCTAGGCCCATTATATTTGACTAGTAACACTTTCAATAACTTCTTGCCATGTTTTATCATCTTGATAAATTAGTCTCATGTGGCGATACCATGGCATACTAGCTTGTGCATAACGCCATTGATGCCATTTAGGTACTAAGCACCATGTTTTAACGCCCATAGCAGCGCTACAATGTAATGCTGTAGTATTTACACCTAAAGCCATATCACATGCAGCTATAATGTTTGCTGTTTCATCATAGTCTTTTGCGTCTGTCGCAAATTCAAAGTATTTTACACCATCAATTTTGCGTTCTACGCTATAGTCTAAGCTTACTAATTGTATATCTTTACGTTTTAATAATGGCTGTAAGTCTTGTTCTGTAAGTTCACGGCCTTTAGCATTCGTTCTAAATGTACCGCCTTTAGTAGTGATACCAATAACTGTTTTATTCCATGACTTAAACATGTGCTTCCACATGTCAACCTTTTCACTATCTGGCACTAAGAAAGGAGTACCAGGAAAAGACTTATTAGTTGTCCTAAAGAATTGAGGTAAACCACCAATGCCACATCTAGCATCAAATGTAATACCATCTAACCACTCTACATTATCTTGTTTACGAGTACCATGTACTTCAGCTTTAGGAAAGCTACGTCTAAATAATGTTTCTAGTCTTTCGTCACAGTCTATATAAACTTTTTTGCTAATGTCTATAGCGTCAGGTATACATGATGCGTAGAATATCTCATCACCTAAACCTTGTTCACCATAAATAACAATAGTTTTATCTTTATCGCCATTCCATCTAGGTTCGTCACCATAAACTAATTCTTTACGGAATTTTCCACCTAGTGACTTATCCCATTCTATCCAGCCTTCTACCCATTGGCCTTTAGCTAAATAACTATGAGCTAAGTTTAACTGTGCGTGTAATTCATTTGGGTCACATTCTAAAGCCATCTTAGCAGCTTTCTCTGCATCATCCCAACGTGACATTTGGACCAATGATGCTGAAGCATTAGAGTATGCCATAGCATAGCTAGGATCTAATTCTGCTGACTTTAAGAAGTATTTAATAGCATCATCAAAGTTATCCATTTCGTGACATGCACGGCCTAGAGAAGTCCATAATGCTTTGTTACCTGGTTGTTCTTGTAATGCTCTACGGAAGTACTGGTATGCAAATGCAGGTTTATCACCCATTAACCAAATGTATCCAGCAAAATTTAATGTCGCTGCATCATTCGGATAGATCATTAACACTTCATTAATAAGTGGCATAGCTAAGTCATACTTTTCCTTAGTGATAAGGTCATGTATAGCTAATTGTACGTTCTTTAATTCGTCTCTATCCATTACTTCTTATTTTTGTCCATCTCTTTTATTACTTTATCTGAAGCAATGTTACCTATAAATGTGCCTGATACAGATGCTGCAAACTGTGTGCATCCTGTAAGTAATAAGCATGCAATAATAATATATTTAGCCACGTTTAGTAGTTAGCTTTAAGTATGGATAGTTTTCGTTTATTTCTTTTATAAGCTCTTTAGTTTGGTTAGGGTTATATATATCTATACCCTTTTGCTTTAATTGCATTTCCACTACTGGAGGAATGCTAGCAAAATGCGCCCATTCTTGTTTAACGCCTTTGTCCCAAATGTCTGGGTTATCTCTTGCTTCTTTAATTTTGTCTAACATGCCACTCAAGTCTTGAGTAGAAGTTAGGTAGTATGTATCTTTAGCTGGGTCATAGTCAAAGTACTGACTTACACCTGTTACGCTATTTT